CAGATATAAATGGCGGTGGTCCAGGAGTTGCTTTTTGGGTAACAGATGCAAACTCGTGGTGGGCAAGTTCAGCAAACTATAGTTCTTCTTCATATTCTTGCAACTGTCAGACTTGTCAAAATCCAAGCACTTGCAATGCCCCATGTAATGTTTCAGCAACAGGATGCCCTCCTTGTGGGACATCTACAGTAAATGTTGGTTGTGGTTGTTATTCAGGATATTTTGATAATGGTATAGGTTGTGTTGATCCAGAGTCAAATCAAACGTATCCATATTGTACATCAACTCAGTGTAATTCCCCATGTACTGTATCAGCAAGCACATGCCCTCCTTGCAGCACATCTCCTGGGTCAACATATCCATGCAATTGTTCAACATGTTACAACGACTCAATTGATCTTAAAATATACTCCTCAGTTTCTGGATCGGTTTCTTCTCCATCAAGTTTGACAATTTGGACAGGTACAAGTGGATCATTTACAACAACAGTTGGTTCTATTTTAATTTCAACATCATCAAATACTATAACAGCACAAGCATATTCTTCTGCTGGATTAAATTCTCAGGTTGGGTCAACACTAACCTATACTCCATCTTCTCCAACAAAAGGAACAAAAGTTGGAATAATAAAAACACCATCAAGCGCAAACGCTGGATCAACATTGGATAATTTTTCAGCAGAAGGCTGATATGATATAATAAATAAAAAAGGAGAAATATGTCAGACAATATGCCAGAGCCACAGATGCCACCAGTTAAGTTAGCCTTTGTTATTGACGACGAAGTTGTTGATGTTTTGCATACAGATGAAAGACTTGGTGCAATATTTTTAAGTGATCCATTGATTATCGATGTAAGTAACTTGGTAGATGATGATGGAAATTTAAGACTTCCATTAAAGTCAAAATATAATGCAACAACCCAAACTTTTACAGATCCAGAGTAACTATGTCAGAAAAAAAAGCAAGGCCTTGGGACTTATTTAATAAAAATATTGGCAGAGTAGAAACAGTTATAGCACAAAAGCGTTTTGAAATTTGTAAATCTTGTCCAGAATTGATTAAACTTACCTCTCAGTGTAAAAAATGTGGATGTTTTATGGAAGCAAAAACAAAACTACCAAATGCAGAATGTCCTATTGGTAAGTGGGATAAAGTTTCTGTTTCATATAAAAAAGAACTTTAATACCTTTCCATCCACTCTTTAGTTTTCCAAGTGATACCTTTCCAGGCTGACCAGTCTTTTCCACCATCGCTCATATGATATGCAATTTCTGCATTTCGAACAGGATCAAATAAGTCTTCATTAGAGTCTAGATTAAACTTTTCTCTTCTTTCTTTACCCATTTCCCCAAGCATATTTATTTGAAATAGGCCATAAGAATTGTCTCCAGTTTTTCTATTTGGATTCCAAGAATTAGGAGTTCCCATAGATTCTTTCATTACCGTTGCCCAAGCAACTTTAAGAGAATATCCTTCAAACCCAACAGACTTTAATATCTTAACTAGTTCATCTTTTTCAAGAGGGGTTCCATATTTATATTTTTTGTTAGTTTTATTATTTTCCTCCTTAGAAACGGAAAAAACCGCTTTCGCGGTCAGGTCTGCGTCATAGACGGAATTATAACTTAAATTATTTTCAGCATTAGCAGCAGAGTTAGCAAAAAATGCTATTGCTGCAACTCCTGAGAGTACGCCAATCATTGCCGATTTATTCATGATCGTTTCCTCCTTAGAAAACAAAACACCATTTTTTGATGGTGTTACTCACCAGTATAGCATGGAATTTTATTTTTTGTCAACTTTTAACGTTTTTTCGTTATTGTGTTATAATTCTATTATGGCAAATTATAGAGGCGCAGGTCAGTCTATTTATGATATTGGTGATGCCCCTCCTCTAGTAAAATGGACAATTGTAAAAGGAGACACAGTAGCGTTTAGAGTATATGTTACAGACGATGCTAAAAATCCATTAGTTATAGCAGACTGGGATATTTCTGCAGAATTTAGAAGACCAGATACGGCAAATAATTTTGATCAAGATAGTGCTGGCACAGTATTTGTTTTAACCCCTGCTCCAGACGGGAATGATGGAGATGGAGAATTTACAGTAAAATTAACATCTAATCAATCAAACCAACTTAGAACTGGAGATGTTTTCGATATCGAACTATCTGACGCAACAAGAGTTTGGACTGTTGCAAGGGGACAAATGGTAGTTCTTGAAGACGTAACTGATTAATGGCATCTGTTTCAATACAAGAAAAAACAAGGTTTGATAATTTAAATATTAATATTAAAGATTTTGCAACATCATCAATTGAAGAAAAGGTTCAAAAAAGGGTAACAATAAATGAACTTTTGCCTTTTAGAATAAGAATAACCGATATAGACATTATTGGGTTTGGCCCAAATAATGTTCCGCCAATTCCATTACAAATAATTGGTACAAGCAATTATATTTTATAAAACAATTGTGTTATAATATTTGCATGTCCAGACTATCACTTTCAACTGTTAAAACCAAGTTTCAAACAGGAGATCGTCCTACACAAACAGACTATGAAGACTTAATTGATTCAACATCTGCCCAGGCTACAGACCTTGGCTCTTATGGTAATAATGAAAATACAATAACTGGTATTGAAAGCGCTACAGTAATTGATAGTTTTTCGGCAACAGACTGGAGAATGGTTAAGTACATTATCTCAATTGCTAAAACATCGGCAGGGGATAATAAATACTATGCTACAGAAATGAGCATACTTATTGATGGTACAAACGTTAATGTTAATGAGTATGGAACTATAGACAATGATGGGAATATTGGAACCATTGGTGTCTCTAAAGTAGGAGGGACTGTAAGCATTACAGTAACCCCACAAGTTGGAATAACGCCAGTCACTGTGCGATTTGCTCGCATAGGACTTAAGGCCTAGTCCAAAAAGGAGATAAAAAATGGCAACAGTCAACAAAGACTTTAAAATTAAAAACGGTTTAATTGTTGAAGGATCAACTGCAACCGTTAATGGCCACGATGTTCTTACAGAATCAATCGTGGATGCAAAAGGTGATTTGCTAGTAGCATCTGGTGCAGATACAGTAACTAAACTTAGTGTTGGAACAGATAACTATGTTCTTACTGCAGACTCAAGCGCAGCAAATGGTGTTGCTTGGAAAGCACCTGCAGCAGTTGGTGAGTTTGGCTCAAGCATCGTCTTTGAAGGTGCAACCGCAAACGCATACGAGACAACTCTTGAAGTAGTTGACCCAACTGCAGATCGTACAATCACACTACCAAACGCAAACGGTACTGTAACTCTTAATGATGCAACACAAACATTAAGCAATAAGACAATTTCTTATACAGACAATACAATCACAGTTCAGGTAGCAAATGTTTCTGATTTGTCAGCATCTGCATCAGAACTTAACACACTTGATGGAATTACTGCTTCAACAGCAGAACTTAACATTCTTGATGGTGTAACTGCTTCAACAGCAGAAATCAACCTTCTTGATGGAGTTACAGCAACAACTGCTGAACTTAACATCCTTGATGGTGTTACAGCAAGTGCATCTGAGATTAACATCCTTGATGGTGCAACACTTAGCACAACAGAACTTAACTATGTAGATGGCGTTACTTCATCAATTCAAACACAGTTGGACGCTAAGGCAACATCAACTGATTTAAGCAATCACATTTCAGATACATCTACTCACGGAGTTACTGGAGCAATTGTTGGTACAACAGATACACAAACAATTTCCAACAAGACTCTTGGTAGCGATCTAAATGCTGGCAGTTATAAGATTACAAGCCTTGCAACACCAACACAATCAACAGATGCAGCAAACAAGGCATATGTTGACTCTGTTTCAGAAGGTCTTCATATTCATGCTGCTGCAGTTGCTGCAACAACAGCAAATATCAGCATATCAAATGATCTTGAAGTAGGAGATGTCATTGATGGTGTAACACTTGCTGCCACAAATCGTGTTCTTGTTAAGAATCAGAATACAGCATCTGAAAACGGTATTTATGTTGTTCAATCTTCAGGTGCAGCAATTCGTGCAACAGACTTTGATCAACCAGCAGAAGTAGATGGTGGTGACTTTATCTTCGTAACTGGAGGTACAGTTAACGACAATACAGGTTGGGTTCAAACATCAACTGGT